TCTACAGTCATTGGTGGTGTTGATCCATTCGGCTTATTTTTTTGCGCCGTTGGTTGTTCAGAGGCTGGCAATGCTGTATTAAAATTACCTGGTAACCAATAATCATATTTAAAGATCACAGGTAAACGATGAATTCCATCATCTGCCCAATTTAGATTCAATGCGCCTATGGAAATTGGAAATGCATTAAATAATATTGCAGAATAGGTTTTAGTTGATGTTGCAGTTTGTTGGTCGCTTGTCGCTACTCCGTCGAACTGACATATTTCTATTTGCGAAGAGATGTATTCGTCTTTATATCTTGGATTATAGTTATTGATTGGAATAATCGCGTTCATCCATCTATCAAATAGTTTCTTTTCCCACATATCACCAGCGCAAATAAATGTTAAGGTGATATCGCCAAATGCTGCAGGTGCAGAAGCGACAGGAAGTCCAACTCCATATTGACGATTTTCTACGGCATTAATGTTATATGCTGGAAGCTCTGTTGCTTCGCACTGAAAGCGGAGTTCGTATGTCGCTAGATCTGCGATTCCGCTTGGAGGTGCAATGCGAACTTCAAATCTAGCGGTCCTAGCAAAATCATTATGCCTATTAAAATGGGATAAAAAATCAGATACTTTAAACATTACTTTTTATACACCATTTTTTCCGTAGGTAAGAATATCGCAGTTTCCCAGTTATCTGGCTCAATATAGATTAAAGAAGAACGAATATGACTCAACAAATATCTCTTAATGCAAGGCTCGATCATCTTATATCTTCTAGAAGAAGAGAGCAAACTGTATGACAAATTTAATCGAGTCGTATCGTCATATTTATCGTTGTTTGCGAATTCGTAGAGTTTGTTCAGTAGAGCAAGTCGATTGTATGGATCAAGGTAGTGTAAATTGAGACCAAGGAAACCGTCGTCGTACATCTCGATTGGAATCACTAGCGGAAACTTATCCCAGACAGGAAGAACATCTTTAAGTTTTGGATCGTAATGATAGAAGTACATGCGACCGATAAATGCTTTCGGAGAAATTCTTTTCGCGTCATTTAGAATGTTTGATCTGTTTGAGGGAATACGAAGGGCAGTGACTTTCTCTCTAAGCCAAGCCTGTGCAGCCGATGTTCTAGGTTTAATCCCGAACTTCGCTAGATCCGCGTTGACTTTATCAATGAGAGAATTTGCCATTAGATACCTAAATCGTCTTCAGTAATTACTTTAAAAGACCACCCACGAGGTTTGCAATACTCAATCGCAGCCTTCCATTTTGCTTCATTTACGCCCCAAGTCATGACTTCTGTGATATATCGTTTTGTAATTTTGCTTTTCTTTTCTGGAGGTCTAGCCTGACTTTTAGGCTTTACTTCTAGAATCATAGACTCAGCAAGACCATTTTTGTTAATAACCTTCACAAAGAAGTCGGGAAAGTAACGATGCCATCTACTATCCACAGGCGATAAATATGGAATCACTAGTTCTTCATTCGACCACTCAATCACATTTGGGTTTAAATCCAGGTGCACCATTACTCGGCGTTCCCATAGACTACGATACCATATGTTCGTGGGATCACCTAAATATTTATTGGTATTTTTAGGACTAAATTTACCGCTATAAGCCATAAAAATATTTATAGGAACTCTCGATGGCAAATCAACAGGCTTCGCCCACAGATGCAAAACGTAATGCACAACCTGTGATCACAAACGCTCCAAGCGGTCCTCAAAAAAAACTAACACAAGATCCATTTAGTTTTGCTCAATATAGATTTCCTCTAGATCTCGGAGAAACCCCAAGAAATCTACACTACATTAAATTCACTCCATGCATACAAGAAAAATCCAGCTATCAAGTTAAAACTGCGGGATTAAGTGCAGCTGATACAAACAGAGCGTCTGGCTCGAGCGGATTAGCAGGTAAAACAGATCCATTCGGTGCATTAACTGGTGCAGCTGTTTCTGGCATTCTCGGAACAATAGGTGCAGCAGAAGCAGTAATTGATAATGCTGGACTAGCAGTTCAAGCTGGATTTGGAAATAAAGCGGCGTTAGGAGAAATTGCTGGTGAAGCAGCAAAAAATAGTATTGGGGGGCTTGTTGCTGGAGCAATCGTAACTGCAATTGATTTGAGTCGAAAGACTCGAAGAGCTGCGTCATCTATTTGCCTCTACATGCCAGATACTGTCACCAATCAATTAGTAAACGATTATGATGCAGTAAGTTTGACTGCTGCATTAGGTAGAGCTGGGCTTGCTGCGCAAGGAATGAGTTCAGTTGGTTCTTCTCTTTCTGAGACATTGGCTGGATTTCAAGGCGCAAACCCAACATTTGGTTTGGGTGGTGGTGGTGCACCTGGAACTGGTGGTGGTTTTGGTGCTGAGATTGGTGGTGCAATTGCAGAAAAGACTGGTCAATTCGGCGCTGGAATCACAGACGTTCTTTTATTCTCGGCTGGATTGGCGCAAAACCCTCAAGTTGAATTGTTATTTAAAAATATTCAGAATAGAGAATTCCTCTTTGACTTTAAGTTTGCTCCAAGAAATGCAAAAGAGGCTGCAGCAATTCGAAACATTATCAAAGAGTTTCGTTTTCATGCAGCACCAGAAATACCTGAGAACTCATCAGGGCGATACTTCATTCCACCATCAGAGTTCGATATTGAATTTATGATTGGTCAGGGGCAAAATAGTAACTTACCTCGAATCTCAACTTGCGTATTGCAAGGCATAGATGTAAACTATGGAAGTGCTGGACAATGGACTGCATTTCAAGATGGTATGCCTGTAGAGATTAGTCTGCAACTTCGATTTAAAGAAGTCGAAATTATGCACAAGAAACTCATCAAGGATGGATACTAATGAAATACTTCGAGAGTTTTCCAAAAATTGCATATACATTCAACAAAAATACAATTAATGTAAATGCTGTTACGAACGTGCTAGCAAGATCAACATTTTTACGAGAAGTGAGTGAAAACGTTGACCTTTCATATGAGTACATTATTACAGATGATGACTCACCAGATATTCTTGCATATAAAGTGTACGGTGATGCTTATAGAAGCTGGATAATTTTATTGTTTAATAATATTTTTAATCCAAATTATGATTGGCCAATGAAGGAACCAGTATTAAACGCTTTCATTGAAAACAAATATTCAATGTCTTTACAAGAATCAAAAACAACAATTCATCATTACAGTAAAGAAATTATAACAACATCTCTATATCAGGGTGTTGTTATTAATAAAACAGTTGAGAAATCTATTATTGGAGAGTATGCTGTTAATTTTAAAAATAATGCAATTTCGCAGCATGTTCCTCCACTACCAACTATTGCTGACACATCAACAAGTGTCACCACAGAATCGGCATCTTTCACAGATTATGATCTAACGATTGAAACCAAACATACAGCGGTGTCCATATATACATTTGAAGTTGAAGAGAATGATCTAAGAAGAAATATTCGATTACTAGATCCGAAGTATGTTAGTCGCGTTGAGAATGAATTTAGAGAGTTAATGGCGAATGGCTGATGCAATTGGTATTGGTAAAGATGGTGTTTTTGGCTCTAAAGATTTTAAACTAGAGCAGTTAGAACTCATTAATTCTGGTGGACAAACACTTAATCTAAAGAAAATATTTGTAGAGTTGCAAATATTTCAAGATTTATATTCTAGCGTCATGTATGGCGAGATACTCATCAATGATGGCAATGACATATTCAGCGCATTCTACTTGATCGGAAATGAATATCTAAAAGTTAAAATTGATAAACCTGGATTGAATAGACCACTAACTCGATTGTTTAGAATTTTTAAGGCATCTAAACGCGAACCAACGACTGACTCTGGTCAACGTTACTTGTTACATTTTTGCTCTGATGAAATGGTTTCTTCTCAGCAAATTTTAGTTAGTAAGTCATATAAAAATTCTAAAATTAAACAAGTTGTTTCTGATATTTTAATAAATGAGTTATCAGTAGAACCAGAGAGAATTAATAAACTTGAAGAAACTTCAGGATCATTTGATTTAATTATTCCGAACTATAGACCATTAGAAGCAATTCAGTGGGTTACTGCTCGTGGATATGATCAAAATAAATTTTGCTATTTCTTTTTTGAGAACAAACAAGGATTTAATCTAACATCTTTGCAAACGCTGATTAAACAAAAACCATATAAAACCTTAAAATATGAACTAAAGAATAATGAGCGCGATCCTGCAAACAATAAAGATTCTATCGACAATTTAGATATTGTCAATGACTTTGATATGTTAACCTCTATCTCAAACGGTGCTTTTTCTTCTCGTTTGATGAGTATCGATATATTTACTCAGGGATTTAACTATATCAATTATGATCTTGCGGCTGCAGAATCAAGACAAAATTTGATTAATAAATTTAAACCAGTAAACAGTTTTAAAAATTCTAAAAATCAAACTTTGTTCCAAGCTGGTGACTCATTCTTCAGAACTTATTTGACGATTAATGATACAGCCTCTGAGAAAAGTAATGATATTAAATTCTGGATGTTACCAAGAGCAATGCATATGGTTCTGCTCAATCACTTTAAAATTAGAGTGACATTACCTGGTGATATAGAATTAAAAGTTGGAGACATTGTCAATTATGAATTCCCACTTTTTGAATCCGCAAACAAAGCTGGTAAAAAATTAGATAAAAAAAGAAGCGGTAAATACTTGGTCACTGCAATAAATCATAAATTTTCAGAAGATGTATTTGAATCAATTGTAGAATTAGTTTCCGACTCTTATGCTGAGCAAATTCCAGAAGCAAAAGAAGGATTGAATAGATTATCAAAGAAGGGTAAGTAATGCCAGGAGCAAAGAAAAATTTTATCGGACTTGAAGGCTTCATCTGGTGGATTGGGATTGTCGAAGATCGCAATGATCCAGAACAGCTTGGTCGTGTTCGCGTTCGATGTTTTGGTTGGCACACTGAAAAGAAACAAAATATCCCAACAGATGCATTACCGTGGGCTCATCCAATCATTCCAGTAAATAGTCCAAACACATATACACCAAAAGAAGGTGATATGGTCTTTGGATTTTTTATTGATGGTGACAATGCACAAAATCCTGCGATCATGGGCGTGCTTCCAGGAAAACCAGAAAAGAAACCAAACTACGAAGCTGGATTCTCAGATCCAGGAACTACACTTTCTGATCGACCAAAAAAGCCAGATGATCCATCTGAAAAATATCCAAAGAACAAATATATTAAAGAACAAACGACGAATCGACTTGCTCGAGGTAAATCAGAATCTACGATTATTGCAACGCGCAAAAAGAATTTAAAGAAGAATATTAAGTCTGCGGGCGGCGTCACTTGGAGCGAACCACCGTCTTCTTTTGCGCCGAAGTATCCATATAATAATGCACTAGAAACAGAATCTGGACACGCATTAGAATTTGATGACACGCCTGGAAAAGAAAGAGTGCATCTTGCTCATCGTGGTGGATCATATTTCGAAATGGATCAAGATGGAAATCGTCTTGAAAGAGTGCAAAAGGATCATTATACCATAGTCATGGGTTCTGATTTTGTTTATATCGATGGCAAATGCTCTGTTACTGTGGGTGGAGATTGTAATCTTAAAGTTGGCGGTAACATGAATATTGAGGTTGGCGGAAACTACAATCTCTCAGTAACTGGTGATATTCGAATGAAGAGTAAGAGATTTTATGCAGAATCAACTTCCGATATGCATATCAATTCTCTTGGAGTAAGTAATATTACATCAAATAAGAAACTCAGCCTTAAAGGTGCTACGACTGCAGTTCAAGGTGACACGGTTGATATTCCTGCTGCACAAATCAATATGCAATCTGGATCAGCAACTTCAGCTCCAGGTGCAGGTTTAACTGGTGGTGGTGTTGCTGCC